AGAAGTAACCGCATCACCTTGTTGTGTTCTTCTTAATTCGGGGTCACGTGTCAACCTACCAACTAAAACACTTCTGTTTATCATCTGATCGTCACCGCCTCTTCTTGATAAAATTCCACTCCATCTATTGCAAAATTTCCTTGATACACTTTTGCAATATCATTCAATACCGACATATTGATTTCTCTAATCACTGTTGCGCCAATTTTAACGGGGACTTTATCAGCATCAACAATTCTTGCTTTCCATGTTTTTCTAATATGAGTACCTTTTAATTTTGGCACTTCCTTAACCACTTCCAATGAAATACCGTATTTTTCTTCTTCCTCTTCGATTCTTTTTTCTTGTTCAATTCTTTCAAGTTTAATTTTCTTCATGTAGTCGCCAATAGCACTTTTAATAACTGTTTTAGCATTTTCATACGGCTTTAATGCATCTTTTTCTTTTCCCAAAATTTCTTTTTTTTGTTTATCTAAATCTTGTTTTTGTGGTTTATATTTTGCTTTGATTTCCTTTATTTGTGTGTTTGAGTATTTAGCTAACTCATTTGCTAATTCAAGTTGATTATCGCTATTGATAACCAACGAGTTAACAGTATGTATTTGTAATTCTAATTGCTCTCTAGTTAATTCCATTTTGATTAGCTCCTTGTTGTTCCTTAAATTTTTTTATTAAACTTGCATATGTACTATTTAACTTGTCTATATCTTCTAAAGCTAACTCGGTTGTGTCTTGAGTTCGCAAACCCGAATATTTAAATACCAAATTACTTAGCTTCCCTCTAAAATCGATTCCTAATGTATCCATTTCGCATACTAAACTAGCATTGATTTTCATTACGCTTGTTACGTCTAATTGCGGTTGTTCTTTTTGTGCTTGCGGTCCTTTAGTATTAACTTGATCATGCAATTCGTTAGAATCAGTATCTTTAGTATCATCGATGTTGAATAAACCGTTTAACGCATACTTACGAGCGTACGATGATGTAGCACCCGTAATTTGACTATCATCCATGCCTTTTTTTGCAATTGACTCTCTAGCATAAGCATATGCTTCAACCTTGTTGTCACTATCCCAATCGTAAACAGTGCAAACCGCTTTTAAATAGTTCATACCAGCTATACACTCGATTTCATCATGAATGATTAGCGTAGTACGATACTTTAAGCAAATTGGTTTAACTGCTTCTAAGATGTCCTCACAACTACGATATTTGTACTTACCGAATTTGTTATACTGCCCTTTCGGCGCTTTCAACTCATTTTGGATATTTGCTAATTTTTCATACAAACTAATCTTTACTGCTTTATTGTTTTCCATTTTTACCCCTCCAGTTCTTTAATGATGTTTTGATAATCTTCTATGCCCTCTTGGATATCGTTCAACAGAGAGTTAAATACTTCTTTCAAATTTGTTGCTTTGTTGTTTCCGTAGCCGATATTTAATAAATCTTTAGAAATACTTGTCATGCAAGTTATTACATCGTCTACGGTTTCTTTATACTGTTCTAAATCGTAATACATCGCTTGTAGTTCAGCTAATTTCTCATTAGCGTTTCTAAGTTCTATAAACCTTTTCATATCACTTTGACTAGCGGTATTTTTTAAAGCGTATATATTTGCATCTTGTAATCTTGCTATATCGCTTGCTTGTTCTAGCTTCATTTTTATTTATTCCTTTCGTTATACATTTCTACTACCTTGTCACGATCCTTAGTTACAAGTTTTAGATTGCTTGTTAGATTTACGATTAAGCAACTTTGATAAATAGCTAATGCAATCGACATAGCTAACATAACAATCAAAATTTTTATTAATGTTTTATCTTTCATTTACCCATTCCTTTCGTATTGATTTTTAAAACGCACGTTAGTGCTTTTATCTTTTATCTTTATCTATATCATTTATTTAATTATTAGTATGCTTGTTGCAAATCGTGTTTTTTGTTTGTTGTTCGTTTGTTATACTCTTTGTTAGCAATTCATCAAACACTTACTCTCACTAAGGTTTCAGCTTGTTAATTTGTTTGTTAAAAATTAATAATTTTGTTTGTTATTTGTTTGTTGCCATATTCGGTTTTACAGAAATATAGTTTCTATTATTCCGACAATGATATGTGATAACACGATTAATACTCCTACGATTGTAAAGAAGCCACGTCCCGATAATTTATCCATGTTTGACACTTCCCCTTGTTTGTTTTATAATTTTCTTGGTTTCATTAATTAGGCGACTTTGGACGAGTCGTCTTTTTCTTTTCTAAATGCTAAAATCAATTTGGTTATATCATCGAAAGGTATACCATACTCTTCTACGATGATACCTATAGGAATTTCAGCGGTTTTATATTTCAAGTTATATTTATCTTTTAATTTTCTAATCATCGCATATAAGGTGTTATTCGTTCTCTCTGGGAAAATAAGAGATAATATTTTAACGTTTAGCAAACTCAATCACCTCTTTACTTCTATAGATTTTGCAATCTTCATAAATTTGATATGCACGTCTCATTAAATTATCGATTGTATCGTTAATTTCTTTATGTGATGTACAAGCGAAATATCCACCCGTTGATCCAGATACACTCCCGATAAAGATAGTAAATCGTGGATTACTTCTTATGTTTTGAATCACCTTTCGCATTGATTTATCGCTCCTTATTTGAGGGAAATAAATCCTTAGTTGACGATTTTTAATCATGTTTTCTTTACCTACATGGTTTGTAATAATGAAGTTATAGACTTTTTCTTCAATACTCATTTGGTTACTCACCCTCCCTTGTTTCTATTTCACAATCAAATAATATTGTTAATTCCGATACATCATCGGATCGTTTATTAACGGTCAATGTTTTTATGCCTTTCACTTCTATACCATCTATAAAAACTTGATAGCCTTTTTCGTTAGCAACTAATATAACCTTGTTCATTACTTACTCCTTTCTTTTTTTGTTACCAGATAGGTAACTTATCACTCAAAAAAAATATTTGCACTTATATTTCTATCGTACTTTCTAAAATATTCTAAAACTTTAACTAATTCTACTTGTGTGAAAGTGCCATCATTGATTTTTGTACAAATGGTTTTTCGTGATAATTCTAGATATTCCGCAAGCATAGCTTGTGTTACATCATATCTAACCATTAAACTTTTTAAAATCTTATTCAATATGTGACCTCCTTTCTTTTAAGCGGTTACCTAATAAGTAACTATACCTATATATTAATTACTTAATAGGTAATTGTCAATAGTTTTTGAGTAAATAATTACCTTTTAGGTAACTTTTATTACTTTATATGTAACTTTTATGTGATTTATGTTATATTTTAACTAAGGAGGTGAAATAAATGGATTTCGCTCAACGTGTTAAGCAATTGCGTAAAAATAAACATCTAACTGGTGAGCAATTGGGTAATATTTTAGGAATCACAAAAACGGGTATTTCATATTGGGAAAATGGTAGAAGTGTTCCCGATAATGAAATGTTATTAAAGTTAGCTGATTTTTTTGATGTTTCTATCGACTATTTGCTTGGCAAAACTGATATAGAAACAAAAATAGATAAAAGCACTTATTATGGAGACTATGACGAGGTAGTGGAATATCTTAAAGATAATCCCGAGCATCTTGACGTATATAAGAGAATTTTAAACGATGATCATTTTGCATTACTGTTCGACAAAACAAAGGACCTAACACCAGAAGAAATAGACGTTATCATTAGCGTTATTATTGGGTTACAAAACGGGAGAAAATAATAATGGAGGTAAAAATATGGAGGTCGACGAACTATTAAAGATGAATTTTGAGGACTTTTGTAGATTTAACAATATAATAATAAGTTTCGATGATATATTACCCACTAAGATAAAGGGTATGTGTGTACATAATGACGAATACTACGAAATAATCCTAAATAGCAAACAAGCAATAAACATACAAAAAGAAGCGTTACTACATGAATTAGTACACGTATTAAAAGACCATTTTTCGCACGATTGTACACTTACGCCCGAAGAATGTGACAAAGAAGTAGATAAAATCATAGATAAATTTAAATTTGAAATAGCATCTTGTTTTGATTTATCTATGTTTTAAATAAAAAGAAAGGATAATCATAATACTGATTAAAAGGGGATTTTAAAATGGGATTTAAAGACAAACTTAATAATTTAGCAAGTAGCGGTAAAGAAATGATGGCTAATGAAATGGCTATTATTAAAAAGCAAAAAAATGAGTTAAGTGTGGCACTAACTTTAAACGAAGGTAAAGAAATTACGGGAAATATGCTTTCTAATAATGTTAAACTATGGCGACAAAGTGATGGATTGGTATATTTTAATAATCGTGTTGAAAACCTGTATACTGTAGTTGATTACATTTGGGACGGTCCGATAATTAAGACAATTACAAAAAGTGAAACTACTGGAACTGAAAAAGGTAGTAGCAAAAGAAAAGGTCGAGGAATTGGGGCAGTAGTCGGTACAATTGTCGCGCCTGGTATTGGTACAGTAATAGGTGCAGCACATGGTACGGGTAACAAAAAATCTAAAAAGAAAATCCAATCAAACACAATTACATATGATGAAGATATAGAGGTAGATGCACAAGCAAGGTTAAAACTTTGTAATGTTGAAACGGGTGAAATTTCTACTATTGGATTTTTATGTAATAGTGAACTAAATTCTAAAATTATCAATTTAATTCCAAACGATTTTAGCCAAAATAAGCAAATTGAAAATGATGGACCTATTGATATTGAGGTTGCCGAGGTTGTAAGCAATCCTTACGAGGAACTAAAAAAGGTCAAAGAATTATTAGATATGGGGATTATTTCTCAAGAAGAATTTGACACAAAGAAAAAAGAATTACTAGGATTATAAAATAAAAAAGATCACTGCTATGAACAGTGATCAATAGTGATACGGCAATATCACTTTACGTAAAGTACAACTCTTAAATGTCCTTTTACGTACTCAATTTTAACATAAGAGCGCGTCTAAGGCAAATATAGAAAGGACGGGCTTTTTATTATGGCAAAAGAATACAAAGTTAAAGAGCTTAAAAACGGTGAAAGAAGATACGTATTCGATGTGAATATAGGCTATAGAGCGGACGGCAGCAGAATTAGAAAAACTGTTACATCCAAAACTATAAAAGACGGTAGAAAAAAAGTAGCTGAACTATTGCTAGATAGGACGAATCAAGTCGTTGTAGCCAAAGGACTACTTTTTAAAGATTTATATGATGCATATATTGCCGATTATAAAAATAAAGGACGTTCCCCCTCTACCGTTCGTAATGTTGCTTTTTCTTATAGAAAAAAATATGCAAGATTTGAAAACGTAAGAATAACAAAAATAAATGATTATGATTTAATTGAATGGATTGAAGATTTAAAAAAAGATTTATCACCTAATACGGTTAGAATTCGTGAGGGAGCATTAAGTGCATTCTTTAATTGGTGTATAAGAAAAAAGGCGCTTGATCGAAACCCCTTTGTTTATATTGATAAAACTAAAACAACCAAGCCTAAACTTGAATTTTGGAACGAGGCACAGTTTAATCAATTTATTTCAAATGTTTCGAACAAAAAACACAAGATTGCTTTTTGCACCCTATTTTATACTGGATTGCGAAAGGGAGAATTTTGCGGACTTAGCCTATCCGATTTAGACGAAGATAAAAATGAATTGCATTTATCACATACAGTAAAAAATACTAGCAATGGTCTTGTTGTGTCTACAGAGTTTAAAAATGAGCAATCGCGACGAATAGTACCAATTCCCGATTGGTTGACCCCAAATTTAAAAGAAGTCTTAAAAAGCGAGGAATACCCCTACAGAGAGTATTATACATATTTAAACGTTTTGTTATCTAGATACAATGACCCTGCTCTACCAAAAATAAGTATACACGGTTTTAGGCATAGCTATATATCTATGTTAATACATGCTAATGTTAATCATTATACTGTTTCTAAAATAGCGGGACATAGCAAAACAAGTACAACCCTAGATATCTATGGTCACCTCTATCCCGACGAACGTAGACAAGTAACAACAATTTTTAGTGAAAGAAAAAAGGTACTCGAATGAGTACCTTAGAAAGCATTTGGGAGTAAAAAGGAGTAAAATCCTCTCAAAACCCTTACGAACTATACAATGATAATTATAATGGCTAAATTATTTATCACTTACTTGGATGTGGATTTAAAGTTCGTTACATTTGAAAATATTATTTATAACTTGAAG